TTTATTTTTAGGTGTGTTAGGTATAGAAGAATCATTAAAAGAACTTCCACTATCTACTGAGTTGTTAACGTTGACAGGGAGGTTTTGTGTTAAAGCACCATAATTATATTTTACTGCACCACTATTTAAATTAATCATTGGTGATTGGCTTACAATAGGAGCATTAACAAAAACTTCTTGTTCTCCTGTTCCTAAAGTTAAACCCGCCATTTGATTTTCTACACTCATGTCTTGACTTGCTATACTAGTGTCTTTTTTAATAGCATCCTTAGAACCTATTTCATCTCCTTGTAAATTTGCTAATTTATTTATATCAACATTTAAAGCTTTTGCTAAAGACTCTGGATTAGTTCCTTGTATTTGATTTTCTATATTTGGAGTTCTTTTAAGTTGCTCTTCAAAAAATTCTGGCGATACTGTATCAATACCATTTATTCTATTAATTAAATTATATTTATTGTACAATTCTAATTGTTCATTAGTTAACGCCATTTTTATCCCTATTTATTTTTATCAAATTCATTTATGTTCACTCTAAGAGTCAGAAGCTCCTCCAGTAAAATTGCCTTCCCCTGATTGCGGAACATTTCCTGTTCCGATTGTGCCACCACCAACGCCCGATGGGTCATTTGGATTTGCTCCCGCAGGTACTTCTCCATTGGCTCCCATAGAGCCGGGTTGTTGACTATTCCCTTGAGTTGACTCGCTTGTTTTTTGTTCAGCATTTAGACCTCGTAGTATTTCTGCAAATATTTGTGCA